CCCCAGCCAGTACGCCTGGACGAGATCATCCCATTCGGTTGCCCGAAGAACGTCGACTCCCTTAGTCGTATTGATCGAGTCAGTCCCCTTCTCTGAGATGTCGATGAGGAGGATTGGCTTCGGAAACGTAGCAGCAAGTGTGGTTTTCCCGGTGCCAGCCCGACCGTAGCACACAACCTTAAGATCTGTAGGCATTGCCTCCACGGGTTTGATCTTGTCACGGATCTTCCTGTAATCCACCTGGTTGGCTGATGGTTTGTTATTCTTCCTCTTCGTTCTCTTCATCATCTTTTTTCTCCACTTTGAAATCGGACTTAATGACGTATTCCCAGTCGAGACCACGAAGTTCTGCCTGACATAGTGTCTTGAATGAGCACATGTTGCATTTCTGGTCTTCGATGCTGCGTGTGAAGAATTTCTTATCGTTCTGCTCTACTGCAGCCTTCATCTGCATTGCGTCTACCACGGCATCATCGATCATGTTTTCTTCAATATCTTTGTTGCGTGGCAAATATACTCTCTCGAAGAAATCACCCTCTTTCCCCTCGAGTAACTTCTTCATGTCCTTGTAGTCATGTGGGTCGAGTTTGTGTCGCTTGATCTCACCAAGATATATTTCCCACGTGGTGTCGATGTTCTGACGCTTCGAGAGTTCACCATTCTTGAGTTGCTCAGGTACAGTCGGGGGCTTGGCGCGAATGTAATTCCAGCATACACCGTCAGACTCGGGGAACCCCAGCATCGGCAGTGCTCGATTGTATATAACTGCCTGCAGGTCACTGTAGCGTCCCTGGTCGTTCGGCATTCTCATAACCGATTTGTGATCGGTCAACCAAACTCTCCGATCCCTTGAGCGTGCTACCATGTCGATTTTGCCTTCAGCGACGATATCCTTAGTCAAAGGCATATGGAACTTATGTTCTGCAAGTTTCTTGGTTTTCTTAGACTTGAGTGGAGTGAGGGGATCTTTCTCATACCACTTGAAATATCCTTGCATGATCTTTTCAATGTCACCGATCAGATCACCATAGGTTTCACGCTCTTCAGAAAACAGACGGCCAAATTCTTTCGCCGCTTTCTTGTGCGGCTTCCATGGGTCCACACCGTTAGCGTGTGCCTCAACCATTTCGTGAATGATTGTCCCACGGATCAGTGGCTTCCTAGGTTTTCTAGAAACTAGATGGAGGACGTTCTTGTAGTAGAACTCTCGTTTGCATCGACGCCAAGACTTGATCGAGGACTGGTGAACTACGAACGGGCTGGCCATCTCATTACCCCAAAATTTTTAGGCAACTGATTGTAACCGCTTCAAGTATGCTGGCAAATCTTTTACTTCTTCACCTAATCCCCACGGACCGATCTTAAGGTCTGCCACGATAGGTACGGAAAAGTGGACGTCGAGCTCATTAAGTAGACTCGGACGTTCCAGTACTTTCTTAATAACTGGGAGTAGTTCGGCGAGGCAGTCGTTCCGGACGTAGAACATTCCTGCGTCATGGATGTGACCGAAGATCTTAAGATAGGTTGGCCTCGTGATTTCGGCAAGCTCATTTAATGCCATCTCCATCATCTGTGAGGCAAGCGATTGAATGGGCGCGTTCACCGCCTGACGTTGCGCCTCGCTCTGCTCGAATGTCAGGCTATCGTCAAACCCATCTTTGAATGGGTGATCGAGGAGTGACGGCAGTCGTCGCTTCCATCCAATCTTCGACCGAACGTACCCGTTACGATGAGCGAACCGCTTCTGAGAAACGTGCCACGTTTTCAGCGACGAGTACATCCGGAAGAAGTTCTTCCTAGTAGACTTAGCCTCAGCAGGTGTGAACGTCACACCGTAGTCGTCACGAGCAACGGCTATGAACTTCTTCCACCACATGCCATAGACAAATCCGAAGTTAACCGCCTTGCCTTTCTTACGTTCTTCTTTAGTAGGCTTGGCTATATGGAAGATACGCTGGACTGTCTTGGTGTGAATGTCCTCACCGTTCTGATAGGCTAGCTTGAGCTCGGTGTCTCCTGAGGAGTCAGCGACGAGACGAAGTTCAACCTGAGAATAGTCAGCCTCAACAAGTGTCCATCCCTCGGGCGACGTGATGAGCGAACGAATTCGAGGGTCCCTCGGGACTGTGTGGAACTCCGACGATAGACGACCCGTGACAGTACCAATAAGGTTAAACGACGGGTGAATAAATCCCTTACTGTCTCGCCCGTTCTTAAAGTTGCTGATGTAGTTATCGAGCTGTTTCGCAGCTTCTCGGTAGTCGATGATGAGGCGGGGTGCAGGATGTTCCTCAGCCAGTCGTTTGAGGACTGACTCGTTTGTACTGTACTTACCTTTCGCGGTCTTATCCAGTGGCTCGAGACCGGCAACGTTAAAGAGACAGTGTGCAACTTGATCGGGCGAGTTGAAGTTGTAGCCACGACGTTTCTCCTTGGTCTTTTTGATCTTGTATTCTTTGTCGGTTGGGAACAGCTTATCAAGTTGACGAAGACAATCATCTCGGCGCTCGATCCAGAATTCCTCAGCGTCCTCAAGTTTAGCCTCGTCGAGGAATGCACCGTTGCGCTCGAACTTCCCGTAGTTAAAGGAACTCTTCATACGCATCTTGTAGAAGAGTTTTTCTACCGCTGGGTCCTGAGCGAGCATCCTCTTCAGAGGCTTATAGCTTGCTCGGGTGTAGTACAAATCTTTCCCGTGGTACTCAGCAATCACACGATATGGTGCTTCGCCTTGCTTTTCCTTCAGCGGTATATCCCAAGCACGAGCGCCGAACAGTCGGTAAGCAATGCTCTCGAGATCGTGGAATTGGTTCTCATCGATGGCGTGTGACGCGAGCATGGTGTCGAAGCCAGCTGGTAGCCACACTCCGTACAGCTCCCTGATCCACTTCATATCGAACTTCCAATTCTGTCCGATGATGAAGTGACCCTTCATCTTGTGAGCGATGCGCCCGATATCCCTGTGATCCCAGATACTCTCCGGATGTGATACCGGCCACACCCATTGGTATCGATCTGTACCAATGCCGAAGCTTATGATCTTTGGATCACCAAGATAGGGGCTGAGTTGATTAGTCTCAAGGTCACTGCTTAGTTCTTCAGTGCTGTCAATATCCGCTTCTGCCTGGCGTAAGGCCTGAAGACTGTTGACTATCCTCACCCTCAGTGGCTGGGCTAACTTCAATCCACCGGCGACTCGGTTCCCGAACCCAAAGATCCTTGGCATGACTGTGAGGATATCCTCTTTTGAATACGATGGTTTGACAGGACGTATTGAGCAGAAGTTTCACACAGTGAACGCATGGACTATCAGTGCAGATAACCGTGTCGATCTCATAGACGTTAGGACATTGGAGCAGGGCATTCTGCTCAGCATGAATGGCCTCGCACAAATCCAGCCCTTCACCAGATGGACAATACCTACCTGGACAAGGAGTGGCATCGGTGCAGTGAGTCCAACCAGATGGAGGACCATTGTATCCTGTGGATAAGATCTGACCTCGGGGGTTAATCAAAATACAAGCAACCTTGCGTCTCGCACAAGTCGCACGGTCAGCAAGGTTGAATGCCATTTTCATATAGGCGTGATATCTTGATGGTCTCATAATTTCATCCATCTCTTGTGATATGCAGCAACACGATCAGCAGGAAGATAGCGATACAGCCATTGATCGAACAGCTTGTGGACTTGTTCATTGTTAAGTCGGCGATAGCCGCTCCACCAATTGTCGCGCCTTACCCTCCAACCATCCCCACAGATAGGTTGCTCATACTCGACGAAGTCGGCTGTCACCTTCCAGACAAACCCGCAGCAATAGAACAGCTTAGCTTCCCGTTGCTGTATGAAATCGCCTACGCGAATGGGGCGCTCGAGGGTGACAGCCATCTCAGTTCCCCTAGAATGTGTCGGGGACATCCTTACGGTACATATGCAGACTGCCCATGTACTGCGTGTAGTGTCCTGGCGGGTAGCCGATCTCCTTACCGATGTAGCCCTGCAACCGACAGGCAAGATAGACGTCGTTCTGGAAATGAGTGTGGAAGTCGCAGCTCCGCATGAAGTAGGTCATGTCGAGTCTGTCACGACGGACTTGGAACAACCAACCGAGTGAGCACGGTACACGCATTCTCCCGAGGCGACGAGAGTCTTGAGGGCGCCACATACTTACGTAGGCTTGACGGGAAGCAGGGTCTTTCCGCAGTCGTTCGATTACGTTCTCAACCTGCTGGCAGTAATTGAACCGCTCGCTGTAAGTATACTCGAACCCGTCCTCGTATTCTTGAGTTCCCATGTCAGGCACAAGGAATTCTTCCCATACTTCGCGACGAAATTTCCAAGCTTCACCAGGATTAACCGGGTTACCCTGGATACCATCGAGACGCTCGAGCCACTCAGCGTCAGCCCACGGCTGCGTCGGTTGCAAGTCCTCGAGTTGCGGCGACGTGACCGTATAGATGTAGTTCTGCAGTTCGATGGTGTCATACGAGGGATCGCCCTCGATCACCTTGTTTTGCATCGTCTTGGTGTGAACCTCGACGCCCATCTCCTTAAGGTCCCGCTTGATTTCCTCGAAGGCTTCAGGGAAACGTGAATAGATACGCATGGTCTCTCCTTCGTGTGAAACGTCATTGTATCAAAGAGAACAGAATTGGTCTAGGATTTTTTCTTGTGACGAACTCCCGGCCAGTTGATCCGCATGTAGTCTTGCAACATCAGGAGTTTCTTTTCACCCAACAACTCGAGGCCGGAATTCCTGGTCCTCACAGCCTGAGCGAACTTCTCTATCCCATTGTTGTACTCTGGACAGATGTACCTCCCAGTCCACTTAACAATCCATAACCACAGCTTGTCATCCCACGATCTCACCTTCTCGAGATGGTGGATGGGATCTGGGATGTACGGTGCGAGTGTGATCCAGTACATGGGATGCACGGTCACATTGTCGAAGACAAAGCGCACCTGCTCGAACGGCGCAACCTTTGTGGCGAAAGGCGGGAGGAGGATATCCCGTAGTAGGATGAGATCAGCTGGAAATTTCTTGAAAATCTCGGTCGTGCGATAGTGGACGTCCACCTCAGTACGCTGTTCCCCACGATGCTTGATATGTGTGAACACCACAGCCTGAATGCAGGGACCCATTCCCGATTTGCCTTTGCGGAAATGATTGTAGGTGGTGATCCCTACAGAACCGTACTTATCGGATGCGGTTCGTTTCTTCCACAGTTCCCTGGCAACCTCGATGCTCTCCTCGTGTACGTAGAACTTCTCGAGCATCCGCTGCTTCATCATGGTGAAGCCGAACTGCTCAAGGGCCAGGTCCGACTTCGAGCGCACGTCTTGTATGTACTCGACGCGACGGAGGATCTTCCTGCACCCACAATAGAAATCGGGTTCAGCGAACATCATCTTCTCGGCAATCGAGACCCAGTCCTTGAGCAGGAACATTAGTAGTTTGTCCTCTGCCGGAACTTGTTGACTTCCGACTTCATGAAGTACATGCGGTAGATATCTTCCGAAGTCATGCCGAGGTTCATGCAATAGTCGAGCAAGTTAAGGTTAGCCTTCATTAGGTGACGATAGAACTTTGGCTTGTCGGTCATCATGTGCGTGGTTTTCCACGGCTTGTTCTTCAGGCAATTGCAGGCGTTGCCGAGTTCTTCAATGATGGCGTAGGGACCATAACCTTCGTCGAGATGATCGCAGATGAAAGTAAACCGATCAAACTCAGCGGGTATAACCTTCGGCTCGATCTCCTCGATTGCAAGCCTGTACCAATCAGCCGGCGCAATACCTGCAGTCAGGTTCAGCTCGAGCATAAAGTGCCACGCATCCATCATCTCTTCGAGTTCATGAATATGTTGAACCTCGGGATTGTCACTACTAGCAGTCGTAGACTCAGTGATCTCCTCAGTCACGCGCCAGGCGAAATCCTTGATGCGATGTTGAAGAAACCGATCATCAATACCCAAGCCCTTGTGAACAGGGAACCCATTTCGCTCTTCAATGTCGTGATACTTTTTCATCAACTCAGTCTGACGTGTGAACATCAGGCACAACCGGTCCGACGTGGGAGTAGGAACCGGAACCTCATCATCAGAAACGTGGGTAACGTTCATCTTAGTTCTCCATCAAATAGCGGATGCAGTAACCTTTGATACGTTCGTAAGCGAGTGGCTGAGTATAGTCGTAGAGTTTGAACTGGGCCCTTCCGTCAGACCTGATCCTGAGATCACCCATGAGGGAGTCATAGGCGTCGATCAACTTGTGGTAATTGGCGGCCACCGAAGCGATATGCTTATCGGTATCATGCGCCTTCTGCTCCAGTTTGTGAGACATCATCACGGGGGTTGGAGGCCGACAGAAAATGATTAGAGGACCACGCGCGAGGAACAAGTTCATCAGCGCGTCAGCCTTGTGCGCGATGACGTTGACACCACGAAGCACCGGTCCATAAATCTGTTCGCTGATAATCGGGACACGATCCCAGATAGCAGGACCATCGCTGTACGCAATCACTTCGTTCATGCGGGACTCAACTTCTTCAGCCGTCCCAGGTCGGGCCTTGTGATACGACGGAAGGTCAAGATCTTCAGATAAAGACTTCACCAACGTGGACTTGCCACTACCGTCGCATCCTTCTATAACTATCAATGATCTTCTCCATGATGGCGTTAACGGTTTGACCAATATACCAGCGGCAGTGTAAAGTGTTCAACCGCTTTAGACTCATGGACGCCAGGCATGAACCCAATAGATTTCTGTCTAAAGGTCTGGTCATGGAATGTACCTAAAGGCAAGTACGTCTGTGTATCGACCAAGAAGGACTCATTGTGGAAGGACCATGTATTCAAGTATGACGGGGATTTGCGTAGCAAGCTAGAGGAACTATTTGAACCAGGTGATCGCAACTACTACTTCTGCCCCAACGGGTTTACAGGAAAGAGACGACACCTTGACTACGCCATACCCGGCCGATTTCTTTGGGCTGACTTAGACAACGCCCGACCATCACACTGCACGCCACGTCCCACTGTCGCCGTTGAGTCAAGTCCCAATCGCTTCGTCGGTCTGTGGCATCTCGATGATCGGCTCGATCTTGATGAACTACTCAATGCCAACCGATCGCTCACGTACCGAGTAGGTGCTGACAAGGGCGGGTGGGATTACACCCAGGTCCTACGAATTCCCGGGACCAAGAACTTCAAGTACAAACAGAAACCTGAAGTCAAGTTGTTGTGGTGGAAGAACGCGACTATCCCCACACCCAAGGACTTCAAGAAGGAGATCCTAGCTAAGTACAAGACGAAGCTTTCCGCTCGTGCCCGGCAAATGATTAACACCAAGGACACGCTCAAGGCGGATCGCAGCAGCAAACTATGGAACCTCGAGAACGAGATGCTCCAAGCCGGAATGAAACCACAGGAAGTCATTGTGGTTCTGAAGGATACCCCTTGGAATAAGTATCGTGGTCGGCGAGACGAAGACGAACGCTTCGAAGCCGAGATCATGAAGATCATAAACAAAGAGATCGATGAAGAGGAGGATAGTGAAAGTGAAAAATCGGAAGAGCGAGTCAAGCGTAGAGCCAACGCCATTGTGCGAATGTCAGACGTCGAGCCCGAGGCCGTTCACTGGATCTGGTATCCGTATATACCTCGAGGCAAACTTACACTTGTTGAAGGTGATCCCAGCTTGGGTAAAAGTTGGATCACTTTCGCAATCGCAAGCCATATCTCTCGTCGAAAACGTCTCCCGAACATGGCAGGAAAACCTCCGGGAGGTCGTGTGCTCCTCATGTCAGCAGAAGATGGACTCGGCGATACCATACGCCCTCGCCTTAATTCGCTTGATGCGGACGTAAAGAAGGTCTTCGCATATGCCCACCCGATCACACTCGACGAAGACGGAGTCGAGACCCTCGAAAACCAGATCGCTGAGCTCAGACCACTTGCCGTATTTATCGATCCGCTCGTTGCTTACATGGGGGGAGCCATCGACTTACACAAAGCTAATCAAACCCGCGAGTTTACGGCAAGACTTGGTGAGTTGGCTGAGCGATATGGCATTGCGATCATCGGCGTCAGGCACCTTACTAAAGGTGCGAGAGACAAGGCGATGTATCGTGGTATCGGAAGTATTGATCTTACCGCAGCAGCCCGGAGTGTACTGCATGTGGGTCAGGATCCCGAAGACGAAGAGTCTAGAGTCATTGTGCATATCAAGTCTAACCTCGCTCCCCTCGGACCATCTATCCGATACACACTCAAGCGTGGAACCACACGACCCTTCAAGTGGATGGGAACGACTCGTCTGCGGGCTACTGATCTCGCTCAAACCGACAAGGACGTTAAAGGACATGAGGATGTAGAGCGCTGCGTAACGTTTCTGCGTGAACGTCTGCGCGAGCCTGTCGCTGCGGAAATCGTTTTGCGTGACGCTGAGGCGAAAGGATTTTCTCAGCGCCTAGTGAAGCGCTGTCGTGAACAGTTGCACATAGAAGCTGTGCGACATGAAGGACGTTGGATTTGGGAGATGTATCATGGTTGAGTATGTTAGCGGGTTCATGTTCTCGGAAGATATGCGTAATCTTGTGCTGATCCAGAAGCAGCACCCAGAGTGGATGCGTGATCTTTGGAATGGTGTTGGTGGAAAGACCGAGCCAGGCGAGACAACCATTGAAGCGATGCGTCGGGAATTTCTCGAAGAGACCGGCGTCATGCAAGTTGAGTGGGACTGTTTTTGTGAGTTAACATTTCAAGGAGGCAATGTCTACTTCTTCCGCACACGCAGCAGCAAATTCAACCAAGTGAAGACTGTGACTGACGAGAAGGTGGAAGTATTCCCGGTCAATCGTTTGCCTCGTACGGTATACAATGTACGTTGGCTTGTGCCTCTCGCCAAAGATAACTTCATCGATTTCTGCAAGGTGACTCAGAAGCTGCCATGAAAGTAATGAACTTGCAATTTGCCGAATTCCTTGTATCCCATGACCGGCCACACGGGATTATCCATTGGAGTGTGTGGCCAGATCTCGTCGATGGCCATTGGGTGAGGAAAGAAAAAAGCCCGGGGTACAAAATGTCCCGCCGGGCTGAGTTGTTAGGTTACGTGGTAATCAGTGAGCCCGACATTTACTGCGGGCCTGAGAAGGAGCAGATCGTTACGACCCCTGAGGGGGCCGCCGCAGCCCATCGTTACCTTCTTTCCGAAGACGGTCAAGTATCTCTGAGACGTCGGGAAGATCGCCGAGCTTCTTCCAAAACCCGTGAGCATCCGTCAGTAGACGCAAGGCGTGAACGTAGTCGACTGCGAGCAGCTCGCCGAAGGAAGTTGAGACGACGCCCGTGAGGTTAGGCGTAGTCGGTTGGCAGTGCAGCGCCAGTTCGTAGGCAATAATGTGAACTAGCTGTGTGGCGAAATCGGCAGGGAGAGAACCCTTCTTCCCCGCATCGTTGTTCTTGCTGAACTCATCCGCAAGTTCATTGACCGCGTCCATCAACTTCATGGACTTATCGAGGATGCCGATGCCGAGATTGTTCTTGATGTTCTGCTCGAGATCACGGATGAAGACCTTCTGTGCCTCGTTCATCTAAGCAACCTCCTGTTCCACAACCTCGCGTGCTCGAGCTAACCTGTTCGCCTGCTTGATAGTCTCAGCCTGTTGATGCGCGAGAGTGAGAATGTCATTGACGCGCTCGGAGCTCCACTGACAGCGGGTAATGTAGTTCTTCAAGATCCCCGGCAGCCCCTGACGCGCGAGGCTGATCGCCTTAGTGCGCGCGTCCTTCTTGATGTACCGGTCAGGGAAAGCCCAACGCTTGGCGGCGGTGAGCGTAAAGAAGGACTGAGCAACCCCAGCGGGATTGACTGCGCTCCAGTAGGGACTGCCGGACATAGAATGCCGTAGAAAAATTTTCTTCACAGAGACGAACTCCTGAGTTGGTGGCGGGAGTATGGACGGGTCCTGCTGCGGGCAAGCGTCGATTGCAGCAAAGGTTGTCCCCACACTCCCGCCATAGGAAACTACTTGTTCGGGACGATGAGGTTGAGCGAGACCTTCATCCCGTTCGGCGCGCCCTCGATCTGCGAGAACCCGTTCGTCGTCGCCACCATCTTCGACTTGCCCGACTTGGAGGCTGAAGCGTCCTTGATCTCCTTCGCCCCAGCGGGAATACGGATGACGACTTCGTTCTTTTCAAACTTGATCTGCATGATAGTCTCCCTTTGTTACGACGTTCTGACGTTACAAGACCATATTCTGAGATGTCAACTCCTTGTAGTCCACAGGATGACGAGGCAGATGATGATTACCCAGGCAAGGCCTGCGCCGGCCATGTCCATCAGGTTCCTCCAGCCTTGAGGTAGAGCTCGTGGATGTCGGGCCAAATCTTTGCGATCTTCTCGTCGCTCATCTTCGACAACTCTCTATACCAACTCTTCGCCTCCTTCTCGAATGCGCGTTCATCCGCATTCGTCTCCATCAGGTCCTGACAGAAGAACAGCGACGAGGCTTGTACGGTTTTTGGTGGATGCCTGATCGCTCGCTCCATCATTTGCAAGGGTACTTCCTGCCCCATGTTGGAACGAGAGAACACTCCAGCGAGAATGATACGATCCATCATAGTGTGACCATCCTCCATATCGCTGAGTAACTGAGGCTGCTGAACGACAGCGAGCGCTTGCGCAACGTCTTAGGCGTGTCGGAAACGCAACGCAGCGTGATATCGTCATTCAGCGTTCTCACGTACGAGAGCCTGCTAGATTTGAACAGGCCGGTCTTTTCGTCGCGTACGTAGGACTTGATCCCGATGACCTCCCAAATGCTGCCCGGATCGGTCCTTCCGAAATACTGGATATGACTGCCGATGCCGACATCCGTCTTTGTGAAGAAGACGGGATCGTTGCAGGCATTAAGCAGACGATGCACCTTGCCCATTCACTCATACTCCTTGACACGATTGGCGAAGTCGGCCAACGCTTCGCTGAGCTTCTTGTGGTACCCTCCGAAATACAAACAGTCATCCTGATCGTTGTGCCAGTGCACCACGAACGGGTGGCTGTTCGCTTCGGGATTGCGATGGTACAGGATGATGGCGCCGGGAGCGGTCATCGTAGTACCAGGTGTGGGGAACGAGATCAGCACGACCCGATCCGAGAACGTAGTGGTGAGTGGGCTCATAGGAAATCATCCAGCAAGGAGTCGAGGTCGTCGGGAAGTTCGACCTCGAAGTCGTAGTAGGCGTTGGCGTATATTGGATCGCCAGTGTCGAACTTGACGAACGTTATCCACGTGACCCCCACACGCTTGATCTTGTCCTCACTGATGTTCTGCTTACGCAGATAAGCTTGGAAGCGATTGAGGAAATCCTCACTAGCCTTCTTCTCGCCCTCGTCGCTGCGGGCCATATCGAAGTCGGAGTCGAACTGATCCTGGATCGACATACTGTATTCGCCATTCAAAGTCTTCATCACTTGCCCCCTACTGCACGCTTCACGTCCTCGAGCGCCTTGCTGCCCTGTTCCCATTCCCATCGAGCGTGGTGAGCGTGCGATGCAGCGAGGTCGGGATAGTTCTTCTTGTCGTGCACCGCCTTACGCAGCTTGATGCGCGCCTGCCGAGGATCGACGTTGAGCTCGGCACACACCGTCTTGAGTGGGACGAACTTGCCGTTCGCTCGTGCCTCACGACGCGCCGACGGCTTGCCGAGCATCGCCTCGGCCGGAGGCTCGAAGTTCTTGACCTCGGGCTTGAATTTCGGCTCGCCCTCGCTGCGGGTGTTGGAGTTAGGCAGCGCGATATCCTTGAGCCCCATCTTGGGGATCGCACGTCCCATGAGAATGTACGGGATAGGATAGTTGCTGAAGATACGGTCGTTGCTCGGCGGGAATGTAATCAGCAACCCGTTGGGGGAGATGTGCGAGGTGCGGTACTTGTTCGGCTTGTCGATGATCCGCATGAACTCGAGCAGGTACTTCTTGGCCTCGAGCAAGTTGCCCTGCCAGAGGAACTCGCTGTGCACTGTCTTGCCGCCGCTGATGCGGAGCTGCACCATCGACTTGGGTCCGCCCTCGTACTCGAAGGTCTTCGGCGGGATCGGCTTGCCTCCCTTCGACCGCTCCATGCGGTTGATGGTGATGTTGTACGACTTGAGCACCTTGTCCGGGAGATCGTAGGTCTGCTGCTCCTGGATCTGCTTCTGCGCCTTCATCGCGGCGCGGACGTTGCCCTTCTCGAGCGCGTCATCCCGCTTCTTCTTGAGCTTGGTAGGCAACTGCAACTTCGCCCGACGAACGGGTTTCTTCGTAACCATATGATCCTCCGCAAAATGTGAGGGAGCGAGTTGCCCCGCCCCCTCCTGAAGTTTAGTGGTCGAGGTTGCCCGCAGTCTCGACCGTGACAAGATGATCCGCAATCTTGTTGTTCTCCTCGGTCGTGAGTTTGCGGGTCACGGCGATCTCGAACAACACCTTGAGATGCTCGCAGGCGTGGATGCCCTCGTGAAGAACATCGAGGCGGGTGTGCTCCGCCGAGCCTTCGACGACAACGTTGGACTTCTTTGCCATTAAACGTTACTCCCATAATCTACGCACCAGGGAACGATGCGCATTTCTTATTCTAAAGACTTTGTAGAAATGGTACAATAGACTTTCTGTTCAGATTTCGTTCTGCCAAGAAAAAGGGGCACGATTATTAGTCGTGCCCCTCGGTGGATCTAGACCACCTTGAAGTCGAAGGTTATCGTCGAAACATCGTCAACTGGTAGAACGTCACGATGAATGACATCCTCGATGTTACGGCCCCTGCAGACCTCCTCGCCTTCGGGATCCATCAGGACGAATTCCTTCGACGCGCGACGATATTCAATCGTCATCATGGTCTTCTCCATATTCAATTGTTAAAGAACACGTCACGCACAAACGCACGTGACAATTCAATTCTTGCATAACGTCATTCGATGTCAAATGATTTACTTACTGATACTTGCTTGTATGTCACTTCGCAGCAAGCGAGGACGTTCACAGGCTTCGAATATGATGTAAAGTCCATACGCCTTCATGGATAACCGGGTGCTTTCGTTACATCGTTGGAGAGCCGCTACCCTGTCAGGTGTGAGTTGTGCCTCCATGAAATCTCGGATACTGACGGTGAACTTGAACTCGGTCACACCTCGTTTGAGATCAGGTTTAATATCAACCTTCGACTGCATGATTATCCCTTTATCTGGAATTCTTTTTTCCAGGCTTCATTGTCGCGCCGTTGGTGCCACGCTTCCTTCGCTTGATCGAGGGTCTCGATGCCGCCGGGCAACGACCACACCTCGACGACGTTGAACCTCATCTCCTTGGTTCGTAGCGAGGCAGGCACACTCTCATATTGAATGGCGAAATCGAGTCCGCCTTTCAGGTTGCGTGTGACGATGAGCCAACGTTGCTCAGTCATGGAACCAATCCGGTCGACGCCTCATCAGCTCCCTGAGTTTTTCTTCTACAATGAGCTCCTCATCGAGTTCAAGAATGTAAAGGATCAGGTCGTAGTACACCCGTATGTCAGCGAGTTCGCCGCGAAAATCCCGGAGACTGATGGGATCTCCCCGCATGCTCTTCTTGACGAGGTTAGCGAATTCACCTACCTCGCCGGCGAGGCCAATGGTGCAGAACGACAGGTCATCAATACTTCCAGGTACTGTGCCCATTTTACTAAGCACCCGATGATGGATCGCTTTAAGCTGATCCCTGATCTGTTGTCTCACTTGCTCATCTCCCACGGTTCAACCTGAATAGCCATGCGGATCGCATACTCGACGTCTTGAGCACGAGAACGATCAATCGCGTTACTGTATTCGTACCACTCGCTCATTGACCAGCGACACCACAGACCATCCTGGACGTTAACGCAGTTGTCATTGTGCGCAGCGAGGAAGGCCTCGATCCCGCTTTTCCCGTAATGATCGGGATTTTTCTTTGCGGTAGCAATAAACGCTTCCGCCCCTTCAAGTGTTAGAAGTCCTTCGCCGCGAGGCCCACAAGGAAAAGGAAGTCCAGACTTATTGAACTGCTTGCTGCTAAACAAATTGTCCTCTCGATGAGTCCACCAACCGGAGTTGGCCCCTAGCCAAATCCATGTTGGCTTTTCGTCGAGGATCTGTTCGAGGGTAATTTTGTTCCGTATGAAGATCATTCCTCCACCCTCCGTATGTCTTTGCCTTGACGTTCGATGCGCTTCTCATCCTCGATTGTGAGCTTCATGCCGTCCCACAGCTGGAGATACATTCGCTGCGCCGGTGAGTACACCACACGCAGCTGTGAGCGCAGGATCCACCCCCAGCACTCGGCGACGAAGTGCATGGGATGATACCCAGGCAGCGTCAGCTTCATCTTGTCGTACAGCTGCTGCGGAGTGAGTGTGTCCTTAGTGAGTGCGCTAATGACCTGAGGCCGCAAGTCGGCTTGCAAGTCGATAGGCAGTGCGCCAGCGAGCTTGTGTAGATCATCCATGTTATTCTTCTCCTGCGTGGATAGATGACAGCGGCACGTTGAACATAACGGCAGCCTGTCGCCGTGCGGCGCCGATGCTGGTAGCAATCACAGGTTGCCAGTGTTGGCCCCATTCCTCGGTGAGTCCGCCCTGCGACTTGAAGAATTCAGCTTCCTTGACGAACAGCGCGTTGCCTGAGTTCTTGTGGACGTAGTGCGTCGGCTTTGGTTTGCCCTCGAGCATTCCCTCGACGAGCCTGATAGCGTCATAAATATCGCCTTCGCCGTAGAACAGCTCTTGTGGCTCAGAATTCTCAAGTTCGAGAAAACTTGATCCCGCTGTCGAAGTCCAATAGTGCCCGTACCTAATGACGTAACGGGTCTTTCCTAAGACATTATTGTAAAAAGGATGGAACTCAAGCCCCTGCGCGTTGAACGCTGGGTTGAGGGCACACCACCCGAGGATGCAAGCCTTCGTACCACAGAGCGGCGGTTGATTGACCGGCTGCTCTGGCGGCCAAAGCCACTCGCCCCAGTCGAACTGATCGGGGTGATGATCTCTGACGTACTCGAGAACACGGAGCACTTGCCACATACGCGCAGTGTTAGACATCAGTGTTTCTCCTTAGGCATGACTAAGATACCACGCATCCACGGGATCACCTGAACGCTGAGTCCATGGATCCTGCCATTAAGACGATAGTCAGCGCCAAACTCGAACAGATAGTCGCTCGCTGTTGCCTCACGCATGAGCCCGGCGTAATCCTCGCTGCCGATAAGCAGACGATTAGGCTTGATGTAGAACTCACGCTGCAGTGAGGCGTGTGCCTCGAACAGCCGCTGCATGAACGACTCGCTGTCGATAGTGCGCCGCTCCACAGTGTAAGTAGGAATAAGCTCGTAGCACTGCAGGCGTCTGAGCACGAATAAGCACAGACGCTGGAGCCAGTGACACGGCCGATCGCTGCGGAAGGTGAACGAGGTGGCGCGTGGCGTTAGACGGGTGTGATGCACCACCTCGATATGCTGGACTCTCACAGGAGTAGAGGGGCGAGTGAGTCGGCTTGCTCGCGAGTGAGTAGAATGACAGAGTGGATTACCTCGATGATCTCCATGTGATCGTTAGAGATGAGCGGTGCGTGATCGTCATGCCGTCTGCACAGGGCGAGATACTGAGTGAGATTGTCGATGAGATGCTGAGCCACATTGGGGGTGACGATGTATGAGAAATATGGTGTGCTGTTGGATATTGAGCCAGCGAGACGAGTCACACTGCGCTTAGTGCAAGAGATAAGATACACTGAGTGGTCTCCTCTAAGTTGAATTTGCGATTGTAATCGAATGGTCTCACTGGGTAACAAATAAAATCTCTGTGGGAGAATTAAGATGCGAGTGAGTGAGCTGGTGGTGGTGTGTGGCGAAAATGTGGTGACGCGACTAACATGGTCATATTGCTCTCTCAAGGTGAAAAAGAGCGACCGAGCACCAAAATGTGGCAAACCATTGATATCATTATATATATATATCTAAAAGAGTAATATAGAACGGACGCTTGACGGCACGAGTACCGGAGTGTAATATCATCAACTCTCTCGAGTAACCAGTGATTTGGAGCATAAGATGGCTAGTGATCGAATTGGTCAGATATTGGATCGTTTGGAGCGGATTGAGCGGTTGTTGAAACGTAAGGAGTCACGCCATAAGCGAGTGAGTGAGCGAGAGATCCGTGAGGCTGCACGATTGCTCTGGGTGTGGTTACGCGATCAGGATGGTGTGGCGTCAGCTGTGGCTGTTCGCAGCATGATGGGTACGCTTGGGATGTCACGTCATCGAAGTGAAGTTCGTCGTGCTATGCCCCACAGTGAATTTCTCACAGTTGCCCGTGATCCGAAATACGGAGGTCGCTGGTCCTGGCGATACGACTTGCTTGCTATTAGGCGTGAGGAGATGGGGGTTGCTCAGCCTAATAGGGAGCGGATCCGTGAATTGATGGGACAGGCTAAAGGCGAGGCTGATGGCCTTCGTCTAAAGAAACGCGGTCGCTATATCGACCACTGACGAAGCCAAAAGAAAAGGCCCAGGCATAAACACCCGGGCCTATTTTTTACCTAGTGGCCGATTATCTCTGATGCCTCCTCAGGCTTCATGCCATTTCGCGTGAGGATGGAATAACAATCATCTGGATGGAGCTTCCGCCGCTTGAGTTGCTTCAGCGCGGCCTTGATGATTTCGTACTCTTTGTCCGTGACGCGATCTTCCCAATTCATGACTGGCTAGTCTCCATATCCATTGCGATTGCCTGTAGCACTTCCGCCACAGTGTGGAACTGACCCACCTCGTAACCACTGTCGAGCGGTTCGTCGAAGCCGTGGACGATGATGATAGTGTCTGTGGGTGTGATCTCGTACACCGACCATGGTATCGGGTCATCATCTGTGGGAACAGAATGCAGCACCACATTCCCGAACTCAACCTGTGGGTTCATTTCAGGCCAGAGTGATTTACATGCGGCCAGGATGGTGTCTCTCATTAGCAGTCCTTCCGTATCCAGTATTCAACGGGGGTCTCGCGATCATACACCCGTGGCAGGATCTTCAGCGCTACCTCCTTTCCGTGTGGGTCGTGATAGTGGATGAAGCGGTCGCACGCCACAGCAGGCTTTGCGTTGTTCCGCTTCACGATGCGGGCGAAAATCATGTGTGTGGTCTTCAGCATCAATGTTCTCCAGGTAAGTGGGGGCAGGCATTACACCCGCCCCGCACGTTGCATCAGATGTCGAGCAAATCACGCCACAGGCTGATATCGATTTCGCGGAGGTCGCCCACGTCGATTTTAACCATCATGGTCCGAATGGGGTCATTTCGATGCTTCGCCATCATGTGGATCATGTGCTCTCGACCGTCATGGTCGTGGTCCACAATTTCAATGTCGTACCCAGCGTTTTTCAGGTCCCGGCAGATGATGCGGGCGTCTTTGATCGTGCGATTTGTCATGGTCCAGTTCTCCTCAGTGGAGTGGGGAAATTGGGCGGGCATCATCAGCGACACCCGCCCAGTTGCGTCAGGCGGCCTTTTTGGCAGCGCTCTTTTTCGGAGCAGTGCTCTTTTTCGGTTTCAGGCCAAGGCCCAGGAAGGAGAGGATGGCGGGATTGACGGCCCAGTTGGAGCGATGATCGTGGGAGATTTTCAGCTCTCCCGATTTGACGGCGCGGCGGAGTTTCGCACGCACAACCTTCGCGTTCAGGCCGTTCGCATTGCAGAGTTCAGAGATCGTCGTCATTTGCATATTTCCTTTTCGATGATCGATCCGCGTCATTGCGTTTCGATGATCCAATGATGCACGGGTCATCAGATGTCGTCAACATGAAATCTTGAAATTTTATTGCTTTCCTTGATCGCATTGATTTTGTTTGGATTTTTGGACGTTTTTTCGTCCGACCCGACGTGTGAATGCGTTGTTTTTTGACGTGTGATCCAGTCAATCAACGCTCGATCGATCGTCCATCGATGCGACCCAACACGTTGTTCCGACGACCCATCCAATCCGCATCCATCAAATCGATCCATGCTTACATAATGTCGATTATGCGACAAAATGATGGGTGCCAAGTTATTGAAATCATTGCGCTTGCGGTGTGGCCGCTATACAGAAGGTCTCACTCCGGTTGACGATGGACCAGCCATCATCCATCATGGTTCGGGGCCGTTTCCCCCATTGCCGAGCCGTATGTACGTTCCTAGAGCTCCCACGCAGTTTAGCAGCTGCAGAAAGAAGGATCAAGATCAAGATGGCACGCACTAAATCACCAGCGAGATCGCAGAAAGCTCTCAACGCATCAGCCCGCCTCGAGCTCACTCGCAAACGAATTGGCGAAGAAGCAGATCCTGTGGGGTTCCTCATCAGAGTAGCCAAGGGCCAGCGTGTGAAAGCGAGCCCCAACGACACTGGTAAGTACGTGCGCTTGGTCTACCCAACGATGGATCAGCGCATGAAAGCGAACGAGATCCTCGCGGCCAAGGTCGCGCCTGACCTGAAGGCTATGGATGTGACCATGGACCAGTCGGGCAACGTCATTGTGAAGATCATGAGCCAGGAAGGGAAGGTGATCGATGGCAAAGTTGTTTCTCCCAGCCAAAATAGCCAAGGCACGCAGATCCGCGAGGCTCGCTTCGAGGAGCTCCCGGCGCTTAGCTCGCGAAGAAAAGCGCAGAGCATTGACGAGTGACGACCCAGACAACGACACCGTGGTCACCCTGCCGTATAACTGGGCTCCTCGTGACTACCAGCTGCCCGCCTGGCGAGCCTTAGAGGCAGGAGCGCAGCGAGTTCTCCTTGTGTGGCATCGCCGTGCCGGCAAGGACAATCTCGGGCTCAACTGGACTGTGCGTTCGTCGATGCAGCGTGTGGGGATGTACTGGCATGTCTTTCCCACTTACAACCAGGGGAGAAAGGCACTGTGGAATGGCGCAACGAAAGAAGGACGCAGGTTCCTCGACTTCTGGCCTAAGCAGCTCATCAAGCGCGGACCAGTCGAAGATGAGATGCTCATCGAGCTCGTTAACGGTTCTATTTGGCAGGTGGTGGGCACCGACAACATCGATAGGCTGGTTGGAGCTAATCCTGTGGGTGTGGTCATGTCCGAGTACCCGCTGCAGGATCCTCGAGCTTGGGACTTGCTCAGACCTATCTTGTCCGAAAACGAGGGCTGGGCGATTTTCCCGTACACACCCCGCGGACGTAATCACGGGTATGAACTGTATCAGAATGCAGTCGAGAAGCTCGTGCCCAAGTGGCCAGGTCGCTGGTTCGTGCAGAAACTGTCAGTCGACGATACTTGGAAGCATGACGAGGAAGGCCGTAAGGTTCCTGTTATTACGCAAGAGATCATCGAGGAAGATCGACTGAGTGGCATGGCGCCTGAGCTGATCGATCAGGAATACTACGTGTCTTTCGATGCGCCTCTAATCGGCAGCTACTACGGCGATGCGATGAAGGAAGCGGAGGCACAGGGGCGTATCGGCGAAGTGCCGTGGGATCCCCGTCTGCCTGTGGACACCTGGTGGGATATCGGCACACGGGACTCTACCAGCATCTGGTTCGCTCAGGTGCAGGGTATGAAGGTCAACATCATCGACTACTATGAGGCAAGCGGCAAAGGGATCGAGCACTACAAGAAAATCCTCGACGAACGTCCCTACGCGTACGGGCGCCACATAGGGCCTCATGACCTCAAAAAGACCGAGTTTGGCACAGGTAAAAAGATCATTGAGCAAGCCACCACGCTTGGTATACGATTTACTGTGGCTAAGAAGCTGTTGGTTCAGGAGGGTGTCACGGCTGTGCGATCTCTCTTGTTCCGTTGCTACTTCAATCGTGCGACCTGTGATCGCGGCATTCGTGCCTTGAAAGAATACAGGAAAGAATGGGATGAAGACCGCAAGTGCTTCGGCGATCACCCAGTTCATGACTGGACGTCTCATGGGGCCGATGCCTTCCGATATGGCGCTGTGGGAATGCGGGAGCGCAGCAGCACACCAATTCAGACGCACGCCGACAGCAACTTCAATCCTCTTGCGCCTGACTCCCAGCGAGTTCGCCAGCCACTCACTTACTCAGATTATAACCCTTTTGGAGAATGACCATGACTACACAGGTAGATATCGTTTCCCGTGGCCCGAAGCGGGTTCGTGTGGTCAAGGAAGTTTATGACACCAAGAAGAAAGTGTGGGTTCGTAAGCCTTCCGAGATTAAGGACACCATCCAGCCTGTGGGTCTGTTCGCCATGGAGTATGTCCATTCTCATCAGCGTCTCGTGATCGAGGAGATCTAATGTTTAATGCCCCCAAGACACCTGCTACTCCTCCGCCGCAGCCACCTCAGAAAAGTCAAGCCGAGGTTCAGACTGCCGGTGAAGAAGAACGTCGTCGCGCTGCGTCAGCGTCTGGTCGATCGAGTACCATTCTCACAGGCGGTAGTGGCGATCAGCTGAAGAACCAGTCAGGCACTGGTATCGGTGTGAGATCCCTGCTCGGAGGCGCCTGATGGCTGACGCATCGGAGACTATCAAGGCATTCGACCGTGTCCGTGCAGATCGGCGTAACTTCGAGTCCTTGTGGCAAGAGACCGCCGAGCTTGTTCTGCCGAGTCGTGACTTCACGGTCAAGCGTAGCCCTGGCACGAAGCGAAACCAGAAGATCTTCGATGCGACTGCCCCTTACGCTAACGAGCAGTTTGCTGCTGGTCTTCATGGTTACCTCACGAGCCTCAAGTGGTTTTCTCTTGAGCTAGAAGATGAAGCCCTCATGCAGGACGACGACAATCGTCTGTGGCTTGAGGACACCACCATGAGAATGTACAACGTCTTCAATCGTGCGGAGTTCGGGTTCGATCCTGCCGCTAGTGAGATGTATCTCGACATTGGGGCGTTCGGTAATGGGTGCATGTACGTGGCAGAATTGCCTAACAGCATCCTGTTTCAATCTCGCGCACTGAACGAATGTTTTCCCACCGAGAACAGCAAAGGTCAGATCGATACCATGTACCGCCTGTTCGAGTATTCTGCCCAGCAGGCGGTGCAGGAATGGGGAGACAAAGTCAAGGGCATACCCCAGATCGAGGAAGCGGTCGATAAGAAGAAGGACACTCGGTTTGAGTTCTTGCATTGTGTGAAGCCTAACGTCGACTACGGTCGGGGAGGTATCCGCGGGCGTACTAGGTGGCGCGGCGAGTACATCTTCCTGCCGACCAAGGAGACCATCGACGAGTCGAGGTTCCACGAGTTTCCTTTCATCTTCCCACGCTGGGCTCGCATCGCTGGTGAGGTGTTTGGATATGGGCCGGCGATGACTGTGCTGCCTGATATTAAGATGGTCAACGCCATGATGAAGACCATTATCAAAGCAGCGCAGAAAATTGTCGATCCTCCGCTGCAGGTTCCAGACGACACTTTCTTGCACACTATTCGCATGACTCCGAGCGCGCTCAACTTCTATCGATCTGGTGCGAACGACCGCATCGAGCCTATCGAGACGAAAGGTCGCCCCGACATTGGACTCGAGATGGTGCAGAACATTCAGGGCAAGATTGAGCGTGCGTTCCACACCGACTTGCTCGAGATGCCTGAGGAAAAGAACGAAGGATCTCGTGTGGCGGCTACGTGGGTCATGCAGCGTCGTCAAGAGAAGATGAGACTGATGGCGCCGATGCTGTCCCGTATGCAGACCGAGTTCCTCGGGAACCTGATCGACCGTGTCTTCAACATCATGCTCCGCAAGAAGGCATTTCTTCCTGTGCCCCCGTCATTGTCGGGTGCTCGCCTCAAGCCAGTGTACGTCTCTCCTGTGGCCAAGGCGCAACGTGCTCAGGAAGCTGAGGGCCTACTGAACCTGTTCAATCTGATGCAACCGATTGCTCCTCTCGATCCTAGTGCGATGAAGATCCTTAAGGGCGACGAGGTAATGCGCTTCGCCGGTGACATCTACAGTGTTCCTACTCGGCTGTTCCGTAGCCGCGAGGAAATGCAGCAAATGAAGGAGGAACAGGCCCAGGTTGACAGGAACGGAATTATGGCCCAAAATGTGGTTGAAGGTGCGGGTGCGGCCAAAGACGCAGCTTCGGCAGTGAAGGACATTGCCTCCGTCCAGCAGGGTCAACCGAAATGAGTATCGCCGATGATTACCATCTGACATTCAGCAGCGCGCACGGAAGACGTGTGCTGCTGGATATGATGGCCAAGTTCCATTTGAACCATTCGTCCTTTCATCGGGATCCGCATGTCACCGCGTTCCGCGAAGGTGAGCGTAACTCGGTTCTGTACATTCTTACCATGCTGAATATGACGGAACGTGATCTTGCGCTGATGATCGCTGAGCGTGAGGACGAAGCCCGTAAGGTTCGTGAGGCTGTTGGTCAAATCGATTACGAAAGCTAAAGGAGGAAGATATGCGTATTCTTCGAATTTGTTTTGCGCCTGAGGGTGCGGGTGGCGGTGGTGCTGGTGGCGGTGGTGCGGGTGATGGTGGTGCGGGTGCGACCGACTTCCTCGCCACTCTTCCCGAGGACATCCGCGGCGATACCTCGCTGAAAGATATTCGGGACCTCGCTGGTCTGGCGAAGGGCTACGTCAATGCCCAGCGAATGGTCGGCTACGACAAGGTTGCCATCCCCGGTGAGAAGGCCACCCCCGACGAGTTCAATGCCTTCTACACTAAGCTTGGTCGTCCGGAGAAACCCGAAGGATACAAACTCCCCGAGGTGAAGGCGGACAACGTCTTCCAGCCACCCAAGGAACTCGTCACTGGGTTCACGGCCAAGGCACACGAGCTTGGTATCTCGCAGAAGCAGGCTGAGGGTCTGTTCTCTTGGTACCTCGGTCAGGGTAACTCGAGCATCGAGAAATTGAACACTGACCTCGCGACGACCCGCGATGCTGGTGTGGCAGAACTCAAGAAGGAATTCGGGGCAGCCTTCGACACCAAGGTTAACATCGCCCGAGATGCCGTGCGCTCCCTCGGCGACGAGGCATTCGTCCAGTTTCTCGATACGAGTCGCCTCGGCGATCATCCCAGCATGATCCGTGTCTTCGCCAAGATCGGCGAGATGCTCAAGGAAGAGGGCACACTCAAGGGCACGGGTACGGGTTCGGCTATGTCGCCGGACGAAGCGAAGGCGCGCATCGCTGAGTTCAACAGCAATCCCGACAAGATGAAGGCATACACCGACAAGAGTCATCCCAATTTCAAGGCTGTGAGTGAAGAGCGCGCTCGCCTGTACGCCTATGCCTATCCCGAGAGCAACTGATGAACAAGTTCAAGAACAACCGAGTGTCTCCTGCTCCGCTGCCAAGCGTTCCTCTTGTGGAGGAGGACGTGGATGCTCGCACGTCTGAGCGGGAGACTCCTGACCCTTATCGGGTCGAAGCTTTGGTACAGGCGGTCAGGTTTGCCCGCAATATCACCACTGTTCCCTCGCCCTCTATGGTGGTAGGTATCGCTATAGAGTTCGAGAAATATCTTCGGGGTGAAACGGGGAGCGAGCGATCGTCCGTAATCTCCGACGCCGGCGGGCGTAAACACGAAGGCGCGGGTCCGGACTAATGGCCGGGGAGCTTAAGCCGATCAACCCAACCCTTAACTTCTGTGAGGACTAATGTCTTTTCAGATCACCACGGCATTCGTCCAGCAGTATACGGACAATGTCCAGCTGCTGGTTCAGCAGAAAGGCTCCCGCCTTCGTGGCACCACGATGGAGGAGTCGGTCAACGGGAAGAACTACTTCTTCGACCAGATTGGTTCGACGTCTGCACGTCAGGTGACCGAGCGCCACGGCGACTCGCCTCTGATGAATACCCCCCATGCTCGTCGCATGGTCACCATGTCGGACTACGATTGGGGCGACCTGATCGACAAGTTCGACCGGGTCCGCACGCTGGCCGACTTCACGTCTCCTTACGTGCAGAACGCCGGCTTTGCTATGGGTCGAGCGATCGACACCGTAATTCTCACTTCGCTGTTTGCCACAGCTTATGTGGGTGAGACCGGCACGACCACTGTAGCTTTCCCGGGTTCTTCTGTGATCCCGGTTAACTTCGGTGGTGCCAACATTGGTCTTACGGTCGAGAAGCTCCGTGAGGCTCGCCGCCTGCTCAAGGCGGGTAACGTGGACATGACTGACCCGTTCACGGTCCCCCTCAACGCCAAGCGCAGCGACGATCTTCTCGGCACCACGCAGGTTACCTCGGCCGACTACAACTCGGTCAAGGCTCTCGTGCAGGGTGAGATCGACACCTTCGTTGGGTTCAAGTTCCCTCATACCGAGCTTATCCAGGTGGATAGCAACGGGTACGACCGCATCCCGGCTTACGCCAAGTCGGGTGTGGCCCTCGCCGTCGGTATGGAGGTGACCTCTCGCGTTACCGAACGTTCCGACAAGCGGTTCAGCACCTACGTCTACTACTGCATGTCGCTGGGTGCGACCCGCATGGAGGAAGAGAAGGTCATCGAAATCAAGTGCACCACGCCTTAAGGAGGAGGTAACAGTGCCCAACACTAACGGTCAGAACTACGCGATCTTCGCGGCTATCCCGCCGGGGAAGGTCTCAGTCCAGCAGTGGGGAGGTCGTATCCGTGCTGCTACGGAGAAGTGGGCCTATGCCGCGCAGGCGTCGGGTGACACCCTCACGGGTCCGGTCGTTGATGCGAACATGGTTCCGATCTTCTATCAGCTGCTCACGTCGACCGGCACTGGCACGACCACCATCTCCGGTGGTTTTGCTGGTGCGGCCGCCGCGATCTTCGCTGCCGCTGCGTTTACCAATGCCGATGTTCCTGTGAACCTCGGCAAGGCCGCGGCTATCGGCGACGTCTTTGGTTCGCTTGGTCTCAACCTGCTCCCTGCTACCTCACCGGATCAGGCTCCGATCATTCTCACCACCGGCGTCGGTGCCTTGCCGGGCGCTGGGTCGCTGCGTTTCACCTGCTTCTACATCCGAGACTGATGGGGCAGGACAACGGAAACGGTTTGATCTGAAACTGGGGAGGGGGGCTTTAAGGCCTCCCTCTTATTTTTAGGGTGGGTAGATGTCAACTTCTGAGACCTCCATCTGTAATCTCGCTCTTCTCTCGTTGGGTCAGGATCCAATCACTGATCTCGCCGGAGAAGAGAAAGCCGCTCGGTATTGTCGCCGCTATTATCCTGTGGCCAGGGACGCCTGTCTTCAGGCTGGGAATTTCGGGTTCTCGCGCAAACGAAAATCACTTGCTCAATCTGTGAATATCCCAGTGTTCGGGTGGGCGTTTGCATACGAACTGCCCAACGATTTCCTCAAGGTCCTAGTCTTCAACGATACCCAGACTCTATATGAGCGAGAGGGAAACTTTATCCTAACTGATGAAGTCTTTGCCCATCTTCGATACATCGCGCGGGTTGAAGACACGAATACCTTCGATGCGCTGTTTGTCGATGCCCTGGCATCTCGTGTGGCCATGGAACTTGCGGTTCCACTTGCTCGGTCGTCTGAACTGTATGCGATTGCAGAGAAGCGATACCGCGTAAAGATCGCTGAGAGCAGAACCGTTGACTCGCAGACGAGTGGCGGTCCTTCGTTTCCCGATGATACTGGTTGGCTGGAGGCACGCGGCTAATGCCTAGGGATATTATTCCTCTTACCAATTTCTCCGCCGGTGAATTGTCTGGTCGTCTGTTCGGGCGTGTGGATCTCTCGCGATACTTCAATGGTGCAGCATTGCTGCGTAACTTCATCACCATGGTTGAAGGTGGAGTTACCCGTAGGTCCGGGACCATCTTTGCTGCTGAGGTGAGGGATAGTAGCAAAAGAACCAGGATCTATCGCTTCGAGTTCTCAACCGTTCAAGCCTACATCCTCGAATTCAGCAATCTTTATCTGCGTTTCTTCAAGAACCACGGACAGGTTGAAGTCGCCGGTACTCCTTACGAGATCGTGACTCCTTGGTCCGAGGTTATGCTACCGGACTTGAAGTTTACTCAGTCGGCGGATGTTCTGTATGTCTGTCATCCCCAAGTTCGACCGAAGCAACTTAACCGTCTTGGTGACTCCAACTGGACGATCACCGATTACGATTTCCAGGACGGTCCTTATCTCGAGGTAAATGAGACAGATACCACGCTCACAATCTCGGGCACCTCAGGTAGTGTGAGTGTCACTGCGAGTTCGGCTACTGGGATCAATAGTGACACTGGGTTTCAGGCGACAGATGTTGGTCGATTGATCCGATGGAAGGATGGTGCTGGGAATTGGACCTGGCTCGGCATCACCGCCTTTACCGATACGCTCCATGTCACGGCTACCATCAGGGGTGCTAACGCCTCAGCCACGACTGCAACCAAGCAGTGGCGCCTCGGTGCGTGGAGCGATACTACCGGTTGGCCGTTCTGTGCCCAGTTTGCAGAGAACCGACTCTGCTTTGGCGGATGCACTAATCAACCGGCGAATGTCTGGGGATCTAGGTCAGGTAACTTCACGTCACATGCCCCGAGTGATCCTAACGGCACTGTGGCTAGCGATCATGCTTTCAATATCTTCGTTGGTGACAATCGAGTAAACGCCATTCGTTGGATGGACTCGGGCAAGGAACTTCTTGTTGGGACACAGGGTGCAGAATTTTCCCTGAGTGGCGGCAGTAACGCCATGTCCCCCACTAACATCATGCCGAAGCGGCAGACGACTGTTGGGTCTCACAGTCGCGTTGGACCGCAGCGCGTGTCTCATTCGCTGCTGTTCCTCAATCGTGTTGGGCGTCGTGTCCTCGAGATGGTGTATGATTTTGGCCTCGATGGTTACAAGGCACCAGATGTCAGTGTTCTTGCGAAGCACCTTGGTACCGGGGGCTTTGTTGCCATGGACTTTGCTCAAGAACCAAACTCCACCCTGTGGCTGGCACGAGCTGATGGATTGCTTGTTGGTTTGACCTTTGAAAAAGAACAAGAGGTCATTGCCTGGCATGGGCATCCAATTGGGGGAGACGGCATCGTTGAGGACGTGGCGGTTATCCCTGATCCTACTGGATCCTATAATGAACTGTGGTTGATTGTCCGTAGAACCATTGATGGGGTCAGCAAAAGATACGTCGAGTATATGGATGCCATCTTCGATGATAACGATATGCTGCTCGAGAATGCTGTCTTTATCGACTCCACTCTGAAATACAATGGGCTGAGTCCTAACGGGCTGACGATCACCGGGTCCAACGTTCTTCACGGCGAGATAATCTGTGTGGCCGATGCTGCCCAGTTTTCAACCGAAGATGTCGGGAAGCAGATCAGACAGTACACTGGAGTGGGCCGGGCTCGCATCACTGCTTTCACCAATGACACCGAAGTGACTGCTGTGGTCGATACTCCGTTTGATGATCTTACGTTAGATATTGGTACCTGGGGTATTGGCGTTAAGGTAATTGGTGGCTTAGGTCATCTTGAGGGTAAGGATGTTGCCATTCTCGGCGATGGGTCGGTGCATCCTATTCGGACGGTGACAGATGCTAGCATCAACCTTGATCGATTTATACTCAAGGCTTCTGTTGGGCTTGCTTATACCAGCAAGATAGTCACCATGCCGCTGGAGTCTAAGCAGGCTGTGATATCTGGGAAAATCAAGAGGATCGTTCGGTCGATGATCCGCTTCATGGCTACACTTGGTGGTAAGTATGGACCAAGTGGTTCACCTAATCTTGAGAAGCTTATCTATCGTACCTCGAACAATCCGATGGGTAAGGCGACTCCTCTATTCACTGGACAGAAGGAAGTGAACTACCCATCCGGGTGGGAGCGCGACGTCCAGGCTGAAATCGAGATCAATGATCCTCTTCCCATGACTTTGCTGATGCTGCAACATGACACAAGTATTACCAACTAGTCTGACGGTTCACCGTCTCAGAGTTGACGATCTGCGCCTTCTGCAAGTACAGGAGGCGCAGTGGTACATCCAGACGCTCTCTCAGGACGTGGAAACCGCTAGGATCCTCATACACCAGGGCGGCGCTTTCTCCGTGTTCTACGACGGCCTATGCCTCGCTGTAGGGGGTCTGATGCCGAAATGGGAGGGTGTAGCGACGGCTTGGGCCATTATGGGTAGTCATGCGCGCAAACATATGCTGGGATTGACCAGGATAGTGAAAGCGAACATCGATGCTCATTTGGAGTTCAGGTACCATCGAATTGAGACCAGCGTACAAACTGAGTTTCCAGAAGGCCATCGCTGGGTTAGAATGATGGGATTTGAAAGAGAAGGCACCATGCGCGGATATGGAACACAGGGCTTCGACTGTGATCTCTATTCAAGGATTAACCCCCAGCTTCTGAAGGTGAAAAGATGACTGGTGTAGAGATTGCGTTAGCTGCAGGTACAGCAATGTCCGCCATGGCCTCTGTTGCATCCGCAGTCAATCAAGCTAACGTTTCGCGGTACAACGCTAAGGTTGGTGAAGCCAATGCTCGCCAGGCAATCCTGGAGGGAGATGCTCAAGCGTCTAGAACTAGGGATCAGGTCTCTCGCGCCCTTGGTGATGCTCGAGCTAGGGCGGGTGCAAGCAACCTGGATCTTTCTGGGTCTACCCTCGACGTGCTTGCAGACAGTGCGGCTGAAGGCGAGATGGATGCATTGATCGCTCAATATCACGGTCAGATGACCGCACGTCAGCAACGCAGTCAGGCATCTCTTGATAAGTCTCAGGCGAGTGCTGCTCTTACTACTGGTGCTCTTAAGGCGGGTAGTACCTTGCTCACAGCCTATGGGAAATTCGGTCGCGAGCCCCCGACTGTGCCACAGGATGCTGTGACCCGAGCTGGTGTGGATGGGTTGCGTCCCGGTTTCTAGGAGGAATGAATGCCGCAACTTCCAATAATTGAGTCCAAGGCAAATCTGCAGACTAACGGTACTGCCGCTCGGGCGAACCCTCAGGTTGCGTTCTATCAGGGTCGTGCCTTGGAAGATGCAGCTGATGATTTCCTGAAGGTACAGGAACGTCTGTACAACAAACAAGTTGAGGCTCGTCGGGCTACGTACCTGTCTCAACTCGAGTTTGAGGGCGCTAAGAAACTCGACGACTTTCAGCTTGAGGCTGAGAGGGATAGCGACTATCAAGGCTCCCCGATTAGGTTTCGTGAGAATGCTACCAAGATCAAAACCGAGATGCTTGGTAACATCAAGGACGACACCATCAAGGCGGAGTTCGAGCAGAGCTACAATAAGCTGTACCTGGCAAAGGACTTTCAGGTCCGTCGCACCGCGTTCAAGAAGGAAACGGATTTCAACAAGGCTCAGCTCGATACTCGCCTTGACGACTATGCTTCCCTCGCTGCAAGAACTGATAATCCCGCTGAACTTCTCGAGCTAAATGAACGGGTGCAGCGTGACATTGCCCTTCATGCTGCAGCCGGTTGGATCACACAGGATGAAGCGGTGGCCAAGGGTCGGTCGTTTGTGTCGAAGGTCCAGGAGGTGAAGGTTCGCCAGGGTCTGCTCAATGAGGCAGAAGCTGAGACTACCTACGGCAAACTGCTCGATCCCACGCAATTCCGGGGCCTTGACGAGAAGCGACGTGTGGAGCTGACAACGATCGCTCAGGGTCGAGCGGATATGTACCGTAAGCGTCGTATCGCTGAAATGGAACATAGTGATCGCATGGCCGAACGTCGTCTTAAGGCAGATCAAACACGCAATGAGGTCTCAGTCCTTGACCGGATCGACAAGGGCGAGAGTGTAGATCTTCAAAGTCTTGGTGCTATGGCCGGTCGTCAAGAGATCAGCGACACGGGATATCATTTCCTACGTGAGGCTATCTTCCAGAAGGAAGAAGGACGAACTGATGGTGTGACGCTAGGACAGATCTATGATGGAATTACCAGTCATCAAGATATGTCGGAACAGATCAAGCAGGCGTTCATCGATAAGCGTCTGTCTAGACCTGATATGCGTTCTGCCATCGTACACAACGCGGAGTCTCAGAAAGAAGACTGGACCACTTCGTCCCAGCGATTTTACCTCAAGAACTTGCGTGAGTCTCTCGGCGCCGAGGGGTTCAACGTCGCTCTTACCAAGGAAGACACTGCTCGTGTTGCGCGTGCCACACAAGAATACTACGAGCGTGTGAGAACGGGGGAGGACCCGAAGACGGTGGCTACTGACCTAGGCGAGCGGTACGCTGCTGTGGAACCGACGAGTGCTCAGTTGCCTCGTCCAAGGTTTGCTACGGCAAAGCCGACGAACCTAGAGGAACTGCGGACGATTGCCGAGGACCTCATCAAGCGACGCGACTCCAAGAGCATCGACCAGGCAACCTACGACCGAGAGGTTGGTGTGGTGAAAGCCTGGAAGCGAGTCCTCGAGTTTCAGGCTAGCACACCCGTTAAACCCACAGGTTCTGGCGAGAAGGCTCGCACGGCTCCTAGCAAGAAGGTGGAATAGATCATGCCGAATGAACTCACTCCGGACAATGAAGACCTCGGCGACCAGTACATGGAGACCCGTGCGGCACAGGAGTCTGCTGGGTCTGATGATTGGCTCCGCGAGTTCGCCGGGCATCCCGAGACTACTGCAACTGAACCGGCGAAGGAACCCCCGAAGCGGATGTTCGTCGATGATCTCGCCGATGCCGGCGACTTCATCCTCAAGGTTGGAAAGGATGTTGGCAAGGGTGTGGTTGTCGAAGGCGTCCCTCAGTTTGCCTCTGGTGCGATAGACGCCTTCAACAATGTGGCTAAGAGCGTCGGGTCTTTCACACAATGGCTGTACGAGAAGCAGCCGGACTCCCTTAAGCAACTTACCATTCCTTCACTTCTTGGAATTACCAAGAAAGATGGTAGCCCGATTGAGCCGAGGGACATGGTGGTTAACCTTCCGAATTGGAAGGATGCCGACACGGCTAAGACTGTGACCGGTGAGATGATGCGTGCCGTAGGTGAGTACGTGGGCGGCAGTGCAATCGTCGGTCCTGTGACCAAGGCAATCGGGATCCCGCCGAGCCGATGGAAACTGTTTGTGGATGACTTCATCGTGGGGTCTACCGCAATGGATTTCAAGAAAATGAATTCGGCTCTCGAGCTTCTACCTGAGGGCCCAGTGCGGGATTTCATGGTAGCGAAGCCTGAGCAGGAGAACGAACTCATCGAACGGATGAAGTCTGGTGGCCTCACGTCCTTGGGAGGTGTGGCGTTCGAGGGACTAGTCCGCGGATTACGTGTGCTCAAGGGCGCGCTGAAGGAAGGCGAAACTGCTGCTGCAAGTACACCGGTCGGAACGCCCCCTAAGGATGATGCGCTTGTGGTGGCTGCGCGCAATGAGGACGGCAAGCTCATCATCGGTAAGCCGGGCCAGATCCACCCCGATCTCCTAGACCAGGGCGCGGCTGATACAGCGGAGATGGGTTTCGCTGATAGCAGTGGTGCCTTCCTCACTCGTCAGGAGGCGGCGAAGCGAGTTGGTCAGAAAGAACCGCTCGAAGCGAACTCGATGTTTGAGGATCGTGAGGCCACTGCTCTTGGTAACGAGCCGGACAGTGTGAAGCCTCTGACCGACGAGATCAAGAAAGCCGGCATTAAAGATGTTGGCAAAATTCCTGAAGATGGTGGGGTCTGGACGCTCAAAGACAAGGATGGAAAGATCATTGGCGGTACTGTCTATCGGGTGGATAAAGATGAAAATCTTGCTATCGAGAAGACCTTCTTCCGGGACGGTGCCTCACAAGAAGATCGCCAACTCGTAGCCGCTCGTTTCAAATCTACTAATCACGATCTTGGTAGTGTGACCGAGCCTGAAGGTGGGATGAACAAGGCGTTCGGGATCGAGGAGAAACCGAAGCGAGACTTCCTGATCGGTGATCCTGTGGCGCCAACACTGCAGTGGACTCCCGAGGCGTTGCACGATGCAGACACTTGGCTCGCTCGCTTCCAGTCGGTGGATGCGAACGGGGCTAAGATGCTCTTCGACAATTCTCTCGCGAAATTGAACTTCGAGGTGATAGGTGGGCCTGATGATTTCCTGCAGGCAGTGAATGACGTTGCCGCGTTCACACGGTCGAAGAAAGTGGAGACTGTGGGGGCGCGTCAAGAGATTGCTCGTAACGTCTCTATCCCGATTGACGACCTAGTCAACGGACGTAACGGGTGGGGTCAGGCCCTCGATCAGTATCAGGTTGATGCCCTCGGGTGGGCCTTCCGCCAGGCTGGCGAGCAGATGGTGAATACAGCACGAGCTGCTGTGGAGTCTGGCGATCCCATGAGCAAAGCGAAGGCGCTTCGTATGTTCATGGTGTTCCGCAACATCCAGGAGTTCGCCGAGGGCGCCCGTAGCACTGCGGGTCGTACATTGGCAGCCTGGAAAACCTTTGCTGACGAAGCCACTGGTCAGAATGCTAAGGCTGTGAAGGAGCTTCTTGATAACATTGGGGGTAATGACTCGGTCGACGATATCCTCCAGAAACTCGCCGACCTCGACAATGCAGCGGATGCCGGTGCTCTAGTTCAGAAGGCGGCTAAAGCTAACAGCCGCCAGATGTTCCTGAATGGGTGGTACAACATTCTGCTATCTAATCCGTCAACCCATTCGGCGAACATTGCTGGTAACCTGTCGTCCATCCTCACTCACGTGGTCGACCGGGCGGTAGCTGCCCGCCTCGGTGATGGCAATGGTATCCAGGTAGGGGAAGCTGCTGCATTTCTTCACGGCCTGTTCGGCGCAGCTAAGGATGCCACCACATTGGCCTTCAAAGGATTGATGAGGGGTCAGCAAACCTTTGGTGGTCCTACCCCTGTTGAGATAGAGGGGTCGATCATCGGCGGTCGTGCCTATCGATCCGAGGTGTGGCGCACTAACGGCCAGCATATCATCGACCCGGATCAGCCGCTGCTGAGTGTGAGTAATCTCGTCAACGCTTTCTTGCCCACGAAATGGCTAGGGGCTGAGGACGATTTCTTTAAGTGGACTCTATACCGAGCTGAGCTTAGGGCCCAGGCTTTCCGTGACGGCATGGGGAGGAACCTGAACAAGGTTGAATTAGAGAACCACATTCAATCGATCATGGCAAACCCGTCGCCCGCAATCGACAGTGCTGCTACCATGCGGGCTCTTGAGGGAACCTTTAACCAACCGATGACCCGGTCGGTGCAGGGGCTAGCGCAATTCTTCGATGCCATGAACTTGCCGGTTCCTCACACGAGCCTTCAGATCCCGGTGGGACGTATCCTTCTCCCATTCATCCGCACTCCCGCAAACCTAATCAAATGGTCTTACGATCACAGTCCATTCTCATACATGTTCCCCTCGTCTCGTGTAGAGGCTGAGTGGGCTGCTGGTGGTGCATCTCGCGATCTTGCTAAGGCGAAGATCATTACTGGATCGCTGGTCGCTGGGTCGGTCGCTGAGCTCGTACTCTCTGGTACAATTGATGGGGGTGGCCCTTCTGATCCTAACCTCAACCGTGCCTGGCGTGCTGCGGGTCATGAACCATACACGTTCGGTGAGCCGGGGGGTCCCCGTCATTCCTACCGGCGCCTATCGCCCGTAGGTGACGTGATCGGCCTCACCGCTGATGGTGTGGAGATCATGCAGTACATGACGGAGAAGGCGTCTGAAAACCTGATGACTGCCATTCTGTTCGCCTGGACTAACAACTTCCTGAACAAAACCTTCTTCTCTTCGATCAACGGGTTCTTCCGTGCCGTTCAGGATCCTGTCAACGCCGGTGGTCAGTTCATGCGGAACCTCGGTTCCTCGTCAGTGCCGAACGTTGTGAGTAAGATTGCGGAGATCCAGGATCCTTATGTCAAGATGTCTTATGACATTGTGGACAAACTCAAGGCGGAGACACCAGGGCTGAACCCGACGTTGCCCCGTCAGGTCGATCACTTCGGTCGAGATATCCCGATCCCTGGGGCGACCATGAACGTGGTCTCACAGATGGTTTCTCCTGTCGCGCTGATCGATAAACACCCGGAACCGATTGATAAGTTCTTGTGGGATCAGCGTGTGGGTATCCAAAAGCCGCCGCGCGTTCAACCGTTCAGTATCAACGGTATGGAAACCTCTATTGAATTGACGCCCCAACAATACCATGATTTCCTCAAGCTGGCTGGTAACGATTTGAAGGCCGGGAACGGTATGGGGGCAAAGGATATGCTCAATGCCCTCGTCGAGGGGAAGTTCAAGGGGCCCGAACAGGAGATCTGGAATAGAGCAACTAACGAAGCTAAGGTTGAGATAGTTAAGGACGTTATGGCTAAATACCGAAAGAATGCTCGCATCGCTCTTCTTAAGACTTATCCCGAAGGCCTCCTCGAGGTCGTTAAGGAAAGTGTGAAAGAAAAAGCTAAGGCACTTGATCCGACCATTGGAGGTGGTTTGAAATGACAGTTCAGTCTACGACGAACCGGGTACAGTCGAACACGGATGGTGTGACCACTGACTTTCCGTTCAACTATCCTTTGTTCGCTGACACCGATCTTGTGGTCACGCTTACTGATCTTACCACTGGCGTAAGCACTGTCCAGGTACTCAATACCGATTACACCTTGGTTGGAACTCAGGATCAGTTCGACGCCTATCCGGATGGTGCTACCGTGGTATTTCCGTCAGCGCCGGCTGATGGTAGCCGTGTTACCCGCGAGCGTATCATGTCGGCCACACAGTCCACTGATCTTGTAGACGGTGACCCACTACCCGCTGACAGTGTGGAGCGTATGAGTGATAAACTCACTCTGCTGTTTCAATACCTATTGGACCTGTTCAGTCGGGCAATCATCGCACCTTCGACTGACACTGTTTCACTTGGAACCCTACCATCTGACACCACTCGGGCAAACAAGGCGTTGATCTTCAGTTCCACTGGGGCGCTTGCTGTTTCCACAGATGACTATGAAGATCAAGCGGTCGCTACCGCTG